AAGTATCGCTTATCACCCAACTGATCCATATCTTTTATTGTTTGATCCATTTGAAGATACTGCACCATCAAATACATTGCAACCAATTAGCGCAATTATAAATCCATTAAACGTCAAAGTTGATAGCAGTTTGCTATCGCCTAGTACAGGTACAAGATATCTTTTGACCAATGCAATTGGTAATGATGCAAATTTAGAAGGAAGTACAGTTTGGGATGATTTAGTGGCCAATCAAAATGATATTGTAGAATACACCGGATCAGTTTGGCAAGTGGTATTTGACAGTCAAAATGAAAATTCAACAGAATACGTCACAAACACATTAACAGGAATTCAATACCGTTGGACTGGGTCTGAATGGGTCAAGGCAGTAGAAGGTGTATATCGAGGTGGTGAGTGGAGTCTTATCATATAGGTTGTGGTGCATTAATTTACAGTACCTCAACTAAAAGATATCTTTTTTTATTAAGAAATCAAAAACGCCATGCAGGCTCTTGGGGTTTAGTAGGCGGTGGAGTGGAAGCCGGCGAAACAGCCATTGAAGCCCTACATCGCGAAATACAAGAAGAAATAAATCTTCAAGATTACAATCAAATAGTACCGTTAGAAAAATTCACCAGTGACCAAGGCAATTTTGAATACCATACTTATCTAATCACTGTTGAAAAAGAATTTGTTCCAGAACTTAACGATGAACACAGAGGATACGCTTGGACCACAATAGCTGATCATCCAAAGCCATTACACCCTGGAGTTTGGCGCACTTTCAACTTTCAAGCCATTGTTAATAAAATAAAAACTTTTGAACAGGCATTAGAGATCACACTCTAGTACCAGATCACGAAAATCTATTCTGCGTAAATTTGTGTGAGACTGCCATTCGACTGGCATATATCCTCTTCCTGTACTATTAACTAAAACAAAATCTACTAAAGGATAAGTTCGAAATACATGTGTCATTGCCAAGGCCCAAAACTTATCTGTTATATTCTCATAATCACTGTAAGCATTGGTATCTTTATAAACATTGTTGTAATGACCGACAGTATCTAATCCGTCGTGCCCTAACAAATATATTTTTGTATGACCATCAAAGCAGGCCAAATAAGCAGCAATGGCGCCTGCGTTCCATCCTGGATTTTGCGGTATAACATGAAAAATACCAGGATAACTTACAATGTTTTCATGAGTGCTATACACAACGTTGCTTTTAACATATTTTGATTGTCTAACTTCATGTGCAATTTTAGACCCTACTACAACTAAAAAATCAGGTGTATAATCTCGATAAAGAGCATTACAACCGTATGTCTGAACATTACGTCCTTTGAGAAGATCGAGATCAAATCCTAATCTGCTTGTGCCGTTGCCAATAACTATTGCTTTCTGCATGAATCTTTGATTATGTACAGTTTTGGCTACGAACTCTTTGCCATAGTTCCATTCTCCCTCGCTATAGGTAGCCGAAGAATGAACATCCTCACCGTGGTAATTGGCTCTAAAAATCTTGCGTATTGTTTGCACTTTGGATCCTGACCGCTGATTGTATATTTATTGGAAAATTAGCGGAAGGGCGGACCACCTATCCAAAGCACTAATGATCTACGAATGCCTCTAGTAACTGGTGCTACTCTATGCAAAGTATATGATGGGAAAAACCATGCTCGTCCTTTTACATAGTCTAAAGTTTGAGCTTCATCATTTGTGGTTTTGACTTGAAACTCGCCACCTTCAAAGTCGGCAGGATCTGACAGCAGCATGGACATCGATAGCTTACGCGGAGCGTGAGTGTCAGTAGGACCAGCATCTGTGTGCCAATTGTAGTGATCTTTATTGTTGTCGGTATATAAAGTCAGCTGCATTGGTTCGTAAAATCCGGTTAGATCAAAATGAAAATATCTGCTATTGACTTCGGCAACTGCACGTGAAAGTTTATCCCATATTGGATATAATTCTGGTTTTGTGCTTAACCAAGCCACATTACTTTTTCTTATTTCTGGACTAATAATGCCATTGTCCGAAGATCCGCCCACTTCAGCAGATTGCATTGACAACCATTCAGGTTGTGCTAGTATCAAATTTATTTCGTCATTGGAAATAAAACCATCCCAGTATGCTAAACTGTCTTTGCCTGGAACATTTCGTGGTGGAATGCTGTACAACATCAATAATCCTCCGTAATAATTAACATTTGTTTAAAAAAATTGAAAGTGTAAATCTATAATGACTGGCCGTATGAGATTGAGGTCTTATAGTATGAGGAATTGCTGCATCAAAAAACAACAATCTTCCTGGTACGTAAGGAGTGGCAAAAAATATTTCTTTCGTATTATTTTTATAAAACAATGTTTCGCCGTGCCATCCATCATTCCAATTTAAATTTACATAATACAGTAAGACTTTGTGGTTGCTATGTGTGTGTATAAAATGTGTATCAGCTGGTGTTGATAAATTTAAAATAGTTTTTTCTATTGTATATCCAATTAATTCTTCGCCAGCCTTTGTAGCTTTGATTTTTTCAACAATACCCAGGTTATCAAGATCCTCTTGAGAATATACTGAATGTAAGTAACGATGTTTTGAATTTTCTAAAATATGTGTATCTTCCCAACCAATCTGAAAGTAACTTTTAGTTGCAAAGTCATAGATGTCATTTGTGTAATGAAAATCAAATAGATTATCATATATAGCTATTCTTTGACCGCTATCTGATATTATTTCTTTCATTTGGTTTCCATGTGATACGTTCTATTCTTTTGATATGAATAAATTGATCTTATTGTTTGATCTCCTGCTTCCTGCGCATATGGTCCATTTGTTCTCACATAATGGAGGAAAACCTGGCCAGAATAATATCCCTCAGGGCCATCGCATGCATTTCTCCAATGATCCAAGTCACATCCAGGATACAATAGTCCATCGCCCTCGCCAAGATCAAATCTTCTACCATCCATATAAATTGGCCATGCATAGTGATGTGATCTTCCCAGTTGAAGGGTTACACTTACTTCACAAGCCGGTCTATCACTATGCTTTTCAAGAATATCCCCATTACTATACAGTCTTGCATACGCATAGGTAGGACTCAATGGTTCGCCAAATATATTCTCAATAGTGGGCCAAAGTCGTTCATGCAAAGTTTCGAACATATATTCGTGTTCTAAGATAGCTTTTGCATTCGGAATTTGATCATCGCCGCCAGGTTTGAGATCTATCGAGCGCAACAAAACATGTGTAAAAAAATGACAAAACTCTACTGGTACAAGTTTTGGAATATATGCTAATTTATTTTTAGGCATTCGATCATTTCTTCATATTTTATTTTTTTAAAACTAAAAGTAAGAATAACTCGTTCGGTGTTTGGAATTAGTGTAACCGAATGTGGAACAGTTGAATTCATCAACCAAGTTTCACCTGTATTTGAACAAAAAGATTCTTTCAAATAGGATTTTTTTTCTTCTTTATTCCAAGTATAAAAATTTGTTATTTCTCCTGCAGTTTTTAAATATACGTTGATAGCACAATTTCTTCGTACATCAACATGTGCTGCTACAACTGGGTCAGGCGTGTTAGATGCTGGTATTTTTAACACTTGCACACCTGGTATTTCGTTTTGTAATACATTGTAAGGCAATTGATCTACAAAATCTTTACTATTTAGAACTTCATAAGTTTCAATAGCAACTGGATTTCCTGCCAAATTACTTGAATATTTTTGTAATCTATTATAACTATAAATTATTTTTAGACTTTTTTCAACCAGCAGAGAACAGTCAATTGGTATAGGAATTTGGTACGCACATCGCATAAATTATTTTATGATGTAGCCCGCTACGTCCGTTATTGCTTTTATTGTTTTGTTTTCAGTTTTGAGTCTAATTTGTTTTGGTCCCACAAAAGTTTGATTGCCGATCTGTATCTTGCCGCTGCCAAGAAACAACTGTGTGCCCTGTAACAATTCTGCAGAATTATCTTTCAGCATCACAAATGTTTCTACAAAATTTTGAATTGGAAATTTGTTCAAATTCATGTGTTGATTAACACAGAAAACTTCTAGATCTTCAATTATGTGAGCTTGCCATTCGCCAGGACCAAGCGGCTTGGATAAGGTTGAATCGAACTTTGTCCAATTCACTGTTTCGCCGGTATCTGCGTTTGTATATACACAACTTCCTTGAGCTACCAACCAAATGTAACCAAAATTTGAAGCCACTGTAAAAATATTTTGTAACATTGGTTCAATATTTACAGGAACTCCCACTGGCAACACTGCTCTTGCAATTGCTATATCAAACGCTTTGTGTATAGTTAAAGATTGGTCCATGTTAAACATCCACTATTGGTTCTTGATCGGAAGGGGCAGGCGGTAGCAAAGCGTGCGCCTGATAAGCGAACGTTTGTCCGGCCAGTTGTTTGAACTGTTGAATTTTGTTTTCATCAGCAACAAAACTTTCTTCTCTGGCCTGTTGTTCCACAACCCATAATCCTGCTACAGCTAATCTTTTTTTAATTTCTTCTATGTCTTCAACTCCGGGCCACATGTTCAAAGGTTGATATGCCAATGCCCTATATTGGTCAGGATCTTGATGTGCTGTTTCATCTGACGCAAAAGAAACTATCAAAGACCTAGATTCTTCCTCGTATCTGTGTATTTTCATGTATAACTGTTCCATGCGTTTTCCTGTTAAGCTACTGCACCTAGTCTTGTTCCTGTTACCGGCCATGTTACAAAAGGATTGCCGACTATGTAATTGCCTGGATTTCCGCCGCCGCCACCGACACCAACTTGTGTTCCTGGTGAAGTTCCGGATCCGGAAGTTCCTGTTGTACCACTGGCACCACGTCCGCCACCAGGTCCTCCTGCCCCACCAGTCACTGTTGCTCCTGGTAGGGTCGCCGCAGTGGGTCCACCAGCGCCACCACTGCCTCCTGTAGTTGAAGTGCCAGGGTTTCCATTTGCGCCGCCTGCACCTAGACCACCGGGGATTCTGGCGCCTCCTGCTCCTGCAGAATCGCCGGCACCGCCTCCGCCACCACCTCCGCTTACACCTTGGTAAAGTGGACCTCCGGCTTTCTTTGGACGGCCAGTCAGGAGTCCGGCACCACCTCCACCACCTCCGCCACCACCACCTGCGGCGATTGTTCCAGGATTCTGAATGGTGGTAGGACGATTAACAAAAAGTGCGTTGCCCCCCGGAACTCCGGCACCTGCTGTCACAGCACCTGGAGGACCAGCAGGACCACCTGTGCCACCGGGGCCACCAGCACCAATAATTGTACCTTGATTGACTATAGTTACCGTATCTGCAGGATTAAAGGCATTAGGCACCAACATGGCATATGTACCTGTACCTGTAACAGCAGAAACAGACACCCCGGGGTTCACTGTTACTGTGATATCAGACGCACCAGGAACATATGTGGGTCCTCTATTGGTATAAACATCATAAGTTACCTGCGGAGAACTTAAAACAATAGGTATAGATACTCTATTTGCAGCCCCATAAAAATTACCCATGCTAATTTGGCCACTCGTAGGTATAGCTGTATTTGTTGGTGAATTTGGAACGAGTCCTCCGCCTCTATAGTATTCGCTCAATGAATGTGGCACTGTACCACCAAATTCGGTGGCGATTGTGTTCATTGATATTGGTACCCCAGGTCCCGGAATTGGCAATTTTTAATATCCTTTCGTCACTATTTATTACAATAATTACTCAGGTCTTGGATACTGTGACTTGATGGCTTCTATGGCCTGTTCAAAGGTGTTTGTACCATTTATTTTATCCCAATACAACATATCCAATTGATCTTGAATTCTAGGATATGCTTGAGCTCGATCTCTACGATATTGATTGTATTCCCACTCGGCTTGTAATCTAGCTGCTTCAGCTAAAACTTCCTCTTTGGTGGGAATTAATTGTTGTGAGTCAGTCCATTCAATTGCTTCATATGATTCTTCGCCACGAATTACCCACGTGGCTCCGGGACGTAAATTTACTAGTGCTTGTGCGATCATAATATTTCCATTAAAAAAATGTTAGAGGAAGCTCTCTCAAAACTTGCAGCAGTATTGGTATCTGACCAGGTTCGATTTGTAACAAAACTCATTGTGCCGGCGGTCCTGATAGTGGCCTGATAAGTTACTGCCTCGGTTGTGTTCGGACTGTCAATGTAATAGTATTGAATAACTTCCGGAGTACTATCAACGTTATTGCCATGATTATAGGTACCAGTAGGACTGGCCATTCCAAAAGTCCTAGAACTTGGATTTACTGAATCACCAATTGGTGTGCCATTTCTTTTAAGTCCAAACATTCCATTATATGTATTAGATTGATCGTTAAATTCGCCCATCCAGCGTA